TCGTACTGATGGGCTAATAAAAATTGCATTGACTGATACTCAAACAACTTCTTTGCCTGATACTTGTTATTACGATGTTTTGTTAACAGATACAACAGGAAGAAAGGAATATTATTTAGAAGGAACTTTTTATGTTTCTGAGGGTTATACAACATGACGTGTGATGGCTCTGTTGTTGTAGCCAGAGATGGTTGTGGCTCTGTTGTTATAACCAAAGATGATTGTAGTGTTACTGCAGCTATTACCTCAACAAGATTTGTTACTACTGAGATTGCCTCTACAAATATTGTTATTGTTAAAGTCACATCGACAAATATTGTAGACGTAGTTACAGCAGGCCCACAAGGTCCCGTTGGCCCAGCAGGTCCACCCAAGTCACTGACTCTTTCCAATCCAGTGGTCGGGGACAGTATCACCCTTTTTTATACCCAAACCTCAACTACGCTCACCCAGGTTCGGGCACTTGTGCTTGGTACTTCTTCTCCATCGGTGACCATCGTTCTACGCTTCGGGCCCGACCGTTCACAGGTCGGCACCCTAGCCATCAGCTCCCTACTCGTAAACAGCTCAACGTCAGGAACAATTGCTACAGTGCAAAACATGCCGATTCCGGCTAATAATTACGTATGGCTAGAAGTCCAGTCTCTAACAGGCAGTCCAACCGAACTAAACGTAACCATGACTGTTTGATGCTAAATTAACCTTATAGACAATACCTACCATGGCCGCTTTTAACAAGGTAAATCAGTTCGTTCAGGACGTTTGCTCTGGTGTTCATCAACTCCAAACAGGCACCTCGCACGTTCTAAAGGTCGCTCTGACCAACACTGCACCCACAGCAGCGAGCGCTGTGATCGCTGACATCACGCAGGTGGCCAGTGGTAACGGTTACACAACAGATGGTATCTCAGTTGGCACCATTACAGGCGCACAAACATCTGGCACCATGAAAGTAACCGGCGGCACCGACCCGGTTTTTACTGCGACGGGTTCGTTGGGTCCATTTCGCTACGCAGTGTTGTTTAACTCGACACCTGCTTCTCCCCTCAAGCCTATTATTGGATGGTGGGATTATGGTTCGTCTATTACACTTGCATCCGGTGAAACATTCACAGTAGATATAGATCAAGCCAACGGGTTGTTCACCCTGGCGTAAACAATGAATGAACCTCCTGTCGGCCAGAACGTCGTTGTCACGCTGGCCAGCGGGATGTTTTGTCTTGCTTACTGGGATGGTGCACAGTGGTGGGTTGGTATTGAAAACAACCCTGTTGATGCGCTACTGAGCGAGCCTGTTGTGGAGTGGAAGTGGAGAACTGAGTAGTGGCACCAGTCTTTCAGCTAGCAGGCACAGCGCAGAGTGGCACTGGTGCCCTCACCATTGAATGGCCAACTCACCTCACTAACGACATTGGCATCCTCGTCATTGAGACGGGTGGGGAAGGCACCACTCTTTCGATTACAGCACCGACTGGGTGGGTAGCAATTACCGGCTCACCAGTCACCGATGTCGCCACAACGGCTGGATCGAAGTTGCAGGTGTGGTGGAAACGCGCTGCATCCGCCGCAGAAACATCAGTAACAGTTCCCGACTCTGGCGACCACCAAGTAGCGCGGCTTTACACATTTCGTGGTTGTATTCCTGCGGGTAACCCTTGGAACGTTGCAACCACTGGTACAAAAACTACTGCCTCGACAACGGCAACAGTTCCAAGCCTGACAACCACAGTTCCCGACACGCTGTTTGTTGCGATTGTTGGTCGCCCTAATGACAACGCCAGCACAACGCACTTTGGGACACTAACCAATGCCGACCTCACTGGCAACGCATCTGCTGGTGAAGCTGGTACTACATCTGGTCACGGTGGCGGCTTTGTCGTTGAGTACGGCACCTTTAACGGCACTGGTTCCACTGGCACTAGCACGCTTACAAAAATTGCCAGCACGACCGACACCTACATGGCGTTGGCGCTGCGGGCTGCCATATCGCTTACTGCAGGCAAAGGTACCTTCACACTCACTGGCCGGGCAGCAAACCTGCTTAAAAACAGCCGACTGACTGCCAATAAAGGTACCTTTATTGAGACAGGCTCCGCTGCCAACCTGCTCCGCAAATACAGCCTCACGGCAGCGGCTGGGTCGTTTGTTGAGGTTGGTAAGGACGCCACACTATCTAGCACTCGTTCCCTGGCTGCCAACAAAGGCACATTCACACTCACAGGGCAACCGGCCACACCCAAAGCCACGCGGCGCTTAGTCGCTGATCCCGGCGCCTTCACCCTTACTGGCAAAGATGCTGAACTACGTGTCACCAGAACTTTTACCGCCTCAGTTGGCAGTTTCAGCGAGGTTGGCAACGCAGCAGCCCTAAATCGCAGCTACAGAATTGCTGCTGATGCTGGCGCCTTTAACATCACCGGTACCGAAGCCACACCCCGCCGCACCGTTCTGCTCATCAGCTCAGCTGGCGGCTTTGCGCTCACAGGGATTGCAGCTTCACTCCAAACTACCCGCTACTTGTCCGGTGGCGGTGGAACATTTACTGAGACTGGTCAGCCCGCTGGCCTCAGTAGTCAACGAAGAATTACTGCAACACCTGGAACGTTTGTACTCACACCTAACTCCGCAGAGTTCTCACTTGCCTACCGACTGGTTTGTACTGCAGGTTCGTTCAACGAGACAGGAAGTGGTGCAACTCTAACGGTCGGATTTCTTGTTACCGGAGCAACAGCCAGCTACTTACTCACAGGCAATGCGGCATCGTTAATAAAATCAACCACGAGCAACACACTTTCTGCGGCTACTGGAGCGTTCACACTCACCGGCAGCGAAGCACGACTCATTAAATCCAGACGGCGCATCATTCTGTTCTGATTTTGGCTAGGTAAAAAAGCAGAGTGATACCACTCTTGATAAACTGGTATTACTAGGAGCCCATCAATGAGTTTTTTCGAAGGCTATCAACAGACACTATTTTTTAATCCTTGTGCGCTTTCCATCCCCGGAGTTACCGAATCGTATGAGGTTTATGTAACCAACTACCTCTCAACACGTAATTACACCTTGATGGTGACCGTGCAAGACATCGATACCAATGTGGTAGTGCGCTTAGAGGGAAGCACAGATGGTACTAACTACGGTGCCATGATTTCTAATACCATAACTGAAAACGGCGTGTATGCTTACAACGTCTCAGGCTTCCCAATGCGTAGGGTACGTGGAAATTTTTTAAAAGAAGTTGGTGGAAACAACGCCCGAGTAACGTTTCAAATTGCCGCTAACTAAATTAAGTTCCAGCTTCTAAACCACTTTGTTACTACGTATTTATTACCACTAATAGGTGGGCAGGCTTCATGAAGTGTCTTGTAGTTAGGAATTCCATTCTTATATAAGTTGTTCCAAATTACAGCCATACCTCGTTGTGGTTTAATTTTTAATTTTAAATGTTTAAAGAAAGTTTCACCGCCTTCCTCTACACCATTTAAATAGCACATAAAAGTCCACGTCCTCTGACCCATCCATTCGGTGTAAGTTCTATATTCTTTAGTTCCTGGAGTGAAATAATCGCAATGCTTCTTATAGTATTGACCAGGTTCATACATCTGTGCTTGAAGCGTCTCTCCTAGGAACGGGTTCATCTCCATGTAACCACTGATTTTGTTATCTAGTTTTAAACAAAACGGATCAAGATAGTGGGGAAAGTCTGCACTACTACTTGTTCTATAGGGTGAAACAACTTGTTCGTCTTTAGGATCAGATACAGTTGATGGACGCGCCCTTGCTTTCACCTTATCAATAATTTCATTGCATTCTTCCGCTGAAAAAAAATTCTTTACTGTATATATTTGCGTAAAAGGGTATTGAATTCTTTCCGCCTTTTTTGTTACAGGTAGGTTGTAAAAATTTTCATAATTAATTTTTTTTGGTACTGAATTAAAACTACAAATCTTTATTGTTTGTTTAATTTCTTGATCAGTAAGCTTGTATTTTGTTTTCAAGTACGCTGTCGCCTGCGTTTTGCTGACCCCACAGGTTGCTGCACGCATCAGTTCCATCGCAGGGTCGTGCTCGAACATTTTCTGAAGGAATACCTGTTTAGAATATAGGAGTTTAGAAGCAGTTTTGCAAGTGGAACTTGTCGTATTGACGTTTAGTTTGGTTTTCAGCAGTGTTTACGGCTTGAGCAACCTGCTTCTTAATCCGAAATTAAAAGACCATGCACACCGGTACATCGCCAGATCAGAAGCATCTCCAGCGCTACGTAGCCGAGAGGCTGCCGCAACTGGTACCTGGCATTTTTGACGATGTTCCTGATTATCCATCCTTTACGGTAGATCAGCGCTACATTCCACCGCAAGAATTGCCATATCCTGTAGGGTGATTGCAATTCAATTCAGAACTGTTAGGATGTAATCACGGATTGGATCAAGCATGGACGCCAATGCCTTGGGACTGAGTATGGATAGTGAATTCGCCATCCATGCCGTAGCCTTCACAATTAAAGACTTGGACCGGGATGAACTGGAAGAAGCCTTTATTGATATGCTGCACCAAAAAGCTATGGACCGACAGATGTTTTTTAACATTCTCAAGGAGCATGGCATCGATGTCGAGATCAGTTTTAACTACGCAACCCAGAATCAACTCTCCTAATAGCAATGGCCACACGTACTATTAAAGGCACCCTCGACACCTTCTCTGTTGATGCTGGTGCTGAGATCACTTACCTTGGCTCTACCGCAGCTAACGGCACCGGTGGCATTAACATTCGTGGATTCCGCGTCAACCCTGGTACCACCGGCGACATCATCGTTACCATCGACCGTTCCAGTGGTGTTGAGCACTTTGAAATTTTTCAGGAGGACGCTTACCAGACCAGCTCTGCTCCCACTGGCTACTTGAAATTCAACAACATCGCCAAGAATGGTAAGAGCAAAGGTGTGGTCGCTGTGACGGTGACCGATGCATCTAAAGATTACATTGTCATTTTAACGCTTGACGGATACAGCGAAGTCAGCTATAACGGCAGCGTGGTAGTTCCGTAACTTCTCCTGTCTAAGAAGCAAAAACCTGCGGTTGACGATTGGAGTAACTACCCGTTCCTTACTCAACTGGGCATTGATTTAATTTTAAGATACGCACCGGCCAGAATCCACTTGGGTTTTGGCCAATTTGCTGCATACCGAGAAGAAGGGGAAGACATTTGGCGGATTGGTTATGGCAGCACTAAGCTCAATAAGCATTGGGTTGGCGCCAGGGAGAAGTGCACCCAAACAGAAATCAATAAGCAGTTAGTGCAGGACTTGAAAGCATTTTCCAACCTGGTGGCGCACCATGTGGTAATGCCTTTAAATGCAAAGAAAAAGGCTGCAGTCCTTAGCTACGCACACAGCCTTGGGATCCCAACTTTTAAAGAGTGCACATTACTGCAACTCATTAATGAAAGAGCGGGGCGAAAAGAAATCATTCGGGAGTGGAGTCCTTACATAAATAGAAAGGACTTTCATCCAGAAAACCTTCGAGAGCGTAGAAGGGTTGAATTGAATACGTACCTGGCAGCAGACAAGGAAGTTCCCTTGTTCATTAAGCACGATTGCCAGCTGAGACAGTGTTTACTGAATGTTGCTGAGAACTACAAAGGAACCCCTAATCAAATCAAAGCAATCGAATACCTAGAACGCAAGCTCCTGGAGTGGGACCCTAGTCAAGAAGCTGTCCGTCGGTTCTTTCGGTACTGGAATCAAGAACAGGGGGGATTAGGCTCCCCCAGGAATCTTTAGAATCTTGAATCCAATTCAACATGTCAAGAACCCGTAGGTCCGCTCCGTAATTGGACATGACATCATGAAAATGTGATTGTGTCATAGGTAGAGATCAGGTTTTTGAGGTACCACTGTGCTTTTTCCAAGTCTTGTTTTGGGTTGCCTTTTGTTTCGTAACGCCAAACGTACTTTTCAATGTTACCTTTTAAGTAACCACGGAAAGCCTCTTTTGTTAAAGACGCTTCAATTGCGTCAATGCACTCAATGCTGCCAATCGTGTAGTGTGCTGGGGAATTCACCAAATCAGTGGCGACACCGTCAGCTTTAAAACTAAACCGGTCGTTCTTGTTGTCCCCAAAGGAGACAGTGTCCGTACCGAAAGACCCAAAGACAGTTGAAGGAAACATGTTGTATGTAGCTCTGGCAGAATATTACAATGAGTATACAGACAAGTCAAGACTACTCCGTTGACTCCAGGTACCGTGGCGCTAAGGGAGCTAAAGACAACACTGCTGGCAAGGCGTTCCTAAACAAGTTCATACAGGCCAAGCGTCAACAAGACGAGGGGGATATTACGCAACAGCGTAAGGAAGACGACAGGTATGTGATGTCCGGACCTGGAGACAATACGTATTCATTTAAAAACGAATATAGATCACCCCTTTTCAATAGATAATGTTTCCAATATTGGAAAAAATTTCTATAAATTTATCGGCTTGATTAAACCCTAGATCAAGTCTTGGGAGGTAAACAAAAAACCCCCAAGCAAAAGGTGTGTTTAATGTGAATAGGTCTTTACCGTGAACCAGATTTGCACGTTTGGTTGGTATGCAAACAGGATACTTCCACATGTTTGGGCACACCCGAATCATCTCAGGATTTGTGCTAAAGAATAATGCTTCTGATACATTGCGCAATTTCCATTCTTTTTCTAAACGATTAAACCACGCAACCGAAGGGATTTTTGAACGTCCTTGTGCACGTGATGACCACTTCCATGTTCCTCTTATTTCACTGAAGGAGCATCTTCCATAGGTAGGCGGGAACAAGTAGGTCGTACCAGTCCAAGGGATCTCAATATTTATCCCATCATCTTCAATTGTGTAG